AGTTGGTTCAAAAGGTTTGGTTCTGAAACGGAACCAATGACATCTTTGCCATTTTCGTCTTCAATGACACCAACGACAATGTCCTCGGTGTTGACGTCATCGTCAGCACCAAAGGTGTATACGGGGTCAGCCATATTTTTGCTATCCAATCAGGTTGGGGTTAGTTAGATACAGTTTAGACAGAGCCGAGGACATTCAGCAAGGAATGCCCTCGGCTCAGGTAGATCAAGCAGCAGATGAAGGTGGGCGAGTTACCTGTTCGCATGAGAAAGTCAGCGAGTAGGTTGCAGGGCCACCTGACGAGGAGTCACCCTCGGGTTCAGTGATGTTGACGAGCAGAGCATTCGGGTACACACGGGTGCGTCCACGAAGGATCTGGTTGTCTGCGTCAAGGGTGAAGATTGAAATGTCATAGCGGGCTTTACCCACGATGGTGCGAGCCGTTGAAATAAGGGCTTCATCAATCTCTGGATCATAATGACGAGTTACAGTAACGTCGCCAACTTCAATTGGAGCAGGAAGTGCTTCAGGGAAGGTTGATCCACCGTCGTACACCTTTTCAACCGACGCCTGAACTTCGCCACCAGAAACCTGGGCGAAGTATCGACGTGCGCTTGCGGTGAAATCCGGTGGCACAATTGATGCACTTGCTTGGGTCTGTGCGGGCTTAACTGCCGCAACGACCTGCCGCTGTGAAATCTTTGCCATCTTTTATTACCCCTTATCAGACAGTAGCGGTGAGGGAGGACTTGGTGATTGTGACGTTGATCTGTTCGGCGACAGGAGAAACCCGAACACCGACAGTTGCAGTCACGACACCATTTGCGAGATTCCCAACGGGGTTGTTCGCTGAGGAAACCTCAACCGAATAACCTGGGTCAATTGGCGCTCCGGTGTTGGGATCAAATCCCTCGTAAAGGCCACCAGCGGTGCGGATTGGATCCACAACGCCGGTAAGGATGGCCTCAACCTCACCGAAGAGGTTGCCACGACCATCAATCGGACGGAACACAAGCGGCTCAAGAGCTGCTTCGGCCTGACCGACGATGAAGTTGATCGTGTCTCGATAGGTGATGAAACGCCAGTTGTTTTCGTCAAGCGAAAGTGAGCGAGCGCCGTAGACCTGAACGCTTCCGTTGATGACCCGAAGGGCGTTTACCCGACCAGCATCAAGGGTTTCAGCGGTGGTGCGAACGACAGGCGCATACAGATCCTTGACGTAACGTGCTGTTGAAATGTTGCCAGCACCTGCTCGCCATGGCCCATTTGCCCGAAGCGCACGTGCGCGAGCGGCGGCCACAAAAGCCTCTGGTGACTGCGCCCGAGTTCCCCCGAAGCCGTCAGGAACCATTACCCATGGCCAGTAGAAGGCCATGTAGGAACCCTCGGTCCGACTTTGCTCGTCATCACCGTAGTAAGCGTCAGCATCGCCAATTGCGGTGGCTGATGAAGCGCCAACGGCTGATGCGCAAAGAGCGATACGTCGGTTGGCTACGGCGTGATCACGAAGTGCGTTCCATGTCGTAGCGGTAGCGAAACTTGGAGCCGCTACGGCACCTGGGCCGAAGTCGTAATCAAAAAGTGCCAATCCAGTTGCGGCGGTTGATGCCGTAACCGAACCACCATTTGAACCACCAGTAAGGTCGTATGTGTCGTCAACGATGTCTTCAGCCACATTGGCGGTGGTCAAGGATGCGACAAGTAGTTCCGATAGTGCAGCGCTGCCGTTAATGGCTTCTACTGCAAACTGAACTGCGTACTTCGTGCTTCCGTCGCCAAGAGTTTCGTTGTAGAACGGGCCACCCTCAAAAACAGTGGAACCACGATACGAAACCGTAATTGTCAATGCCCCACTGGCGGTTACCGTTTCTACGGAAAGGTCATCTCCCCATACGCCGGGATTGGCAGCGGTCAGGGTGATGATTACGAGAGGCGTGGGGGAATCAGAGTTGACAAGGTTGATCGTTGAGGCGGCTGGCGATGTACCAAGAACCCGAGCAACGTAGCAACGAGTGCCACCCTCTTCAAAGAAAGTGCGAACACTGTCGTGCAGGGTGTTTGAGCTTGAGTAGCCACCGTAGATGCCCTCAAACTGACCCATGCTCACAACTGCGCGAGCGCGATTGATGGGTCCGCGTTCAGCGGTGCCAACTAGGAACAGCGTTGAACCTGGGGTTGCATTGGCACCTTCTGGGCCAACGCGAACGCCGGTTGTGACGTTGATACCTGGCATTAGGACTCCTTCACCTGCGTCGAGGTCTTCTTGCGTGTCGTTCGTGTTGAGGTTGACTTCTCAGCCTCTGGGGCTTCTTCCGTTGCTTCTGGCGTGATTTCCGGTTCAACAACCGGATCTTCCGCCACAACTTCTGGTGAGATTTCTTCCTCAGTCGGAATTGTTTCCTGTGTAGATTCTGCCACCTGAACTGGTTCCCGTGGCGAAAGTACTGTCACTAACTGATTTTCAATTACTGACTTGACAATCGCGTCTTCAGAATCAACAACAGCAGGCTTGCCAGGAACGGCCAAGAGGCCATCCGAGGAAACCATGAGAGGGAAATTTTGATTGTTCACAACGGTGATTTCGCTCATCGTTGCAACTTTACGCTATGTGATTTACTTACTAGTGGAACTATTCGTTGCTTGGCAAAACATCTGCCCAGCCCAAATTCTCACCTTCAACATCAAATGAATCAACATCACCAAGTTTAGTTCGGGTAATTTGCTCATTTAGAGAAAGTTCATACGCCAAATAAGCCCCAGCGATAACTCGATCACCTTTAGCGTAGGACAAATCGCTATATTCTTCTCGGAGCGTCGTTTCATCCATAAGCACATCGGCATCCAAGTACGGGAAGAAGCCTGGGGCCGAAGCCTGCATTGCTGCGTGGTCAAGCATTGATGCCCGAACCACAGCAGTAAGTCGATCACGACTTTCGGTGGTTTGCTCCGGACCTTCCCCACGAACCCAGATATAGGTTCGTAGGTTGTAGGTAACTCGGTAGTTCGGATCCGTTGACCAGTTGGCGTAGTCGGTCCTCGTCAGCGATCCGGTATTCATCTGGATCGTAATGATGGTTGGCCAAAGTTCAAGACCGGCTGGCTCGTAGGCCACATAGAGTTCGGGGTCGGGAAGACGCGCCGAATCAAGTTGCCATGCGTTCCGATGGTCAATAATCCGATGAGGGATGTCACTGGCCAAGTAATCGGTAACGAATTTTTTTGCTAACCACGGACCTTGCATCATGATAATTAACCAAACAATTTTCGCAAACCGACAATAGAGGCATCGCCGGTCAAATAATAACCGGTGATTTCTGCCATTTCCTCAGCAAAGCCAAAAGGCTCAAATACCACTGGACGCTTTGGCATCTTGCTGGTTCCGTACTGATGGAACTCTGCGTACTCAACCCTAGTCCCAAAGGTTGCTGATGAACGACCAATGTCGTTAGGAGCGCCCCTCAGGTTTGTAAGCGACTCTAAAAGGTTGCCGCTTCTCACCATGGTCACGGGCTGACCGGCACGAGAAGACCAAGACCCGTAGGGCGCCCAAGGCCCTGCTGATCCACCGCCAACAGCAGTTCCCATTGACCCACCCGAAGACCCAAAATGCACTGCATTAAGGGCTTCTAGGTTTGAACGAGCAATTTCAAAGATTCGCTTATATGACGATGCTCTGTCTTGGATATCGCGAATTAGACGCTTGGCTTTCCAAGTGTCAACCTCAATGATCAGCTCTACGTCTGATCGGTTGATGGCCATCAGATCTGCCTACGTCGCCACCGCTTAAGCGTTGCCTTGTCTGCGTCCGTTAGGCCGACATCCCGAATAGCAACTTCCCGAGTTGTCAGGTCTTTTAGGCCCACGACATCATCAGTCAGGTTTTGCATTTCGCGTGAAGCAACCCGCAGGACGAGGAGTTTGAGGTACGGGATGGCGTCGCCGTCTAGTCCTGCTGTGTATGTGACCTCAACCTTGTCAAAAGAAACAACATTGAAAAGATCAATGCCGTACTTTGAGGCTGAATACTGCTGGCCAGGGGTCATCGTGTACCAAGAGGCTTCGTTGAGTCCCTTACGACGGACAAGCGAAACCTCAACCACAGGAGAGTTGTTTAGATGAAGAACATACGGAGGCTGAACAACTCGCTCAATCGGATCAACCGTGGTGTCAGTTGTGTGGTCGTAGAAGTACGCAGTTGCCGAAACATAGAGGTAATCCTCAGGAATTCGGTACTCTTCTACTAGTTCTACTGGCTCAATTGGACGACGCAGAAACGTTTCAATTTCAGACTGAACGCCAGCAATGATTAGGTTGGCATTGTCTTCTTGGCGGTTGTTGAACCGACCAATGTCCATGTATGTCGCAAGATCATCGGAGTCAACGAGCATTACTCATCACTCCTTTAGCGTCGACGACCTCGACGACCTCGGAAACGGTTTGCCGCTCCTTCGGCAACATTCGCCACTCGGCGACCAGCGCGACGAACGCCTGATGCTGCCCTATCGCGACGATTGCGTGGGGTTGTTGAGGTTCGCCCAGTTCTCGGGGTTCCGCGTCGCGAGGTCACGCCTTGCGCTCGGCCTCTCACTCGGTTGCGATCCGCAAAGTCAGCCGCTTGCTGAGCCTGACGTCGACCCTCTGAACCTTGAGCAGCAACTACGGGCGTGGGTCGGCCCCCAACGTTGTTACCTACGGCAATAGCCGGAACAAAGTTGTCAGGATTGGTGCTACCCATGATTTCAATATCGTCAT